CAAGTTAACGGAACTTATGACATGATGGGTAACTCTGGATCTGCTATTGTTGAAGGTGCAGGTTTACGTGAGCAAATTTCTCCATCGTACAAATTCCACTATACAGACTTTACAATTGACTATTTAGAAGATGTGTTATTGAATCTTTCAATTAACTTACTTCCAGAAGATCAACGTAACTTTGTAGCGTTTACAGGTGAAAGAGGTATGGTACAATTCCATAGAGCTCTTGAAAACCACGCTGCTAGATTCCAACCATTAGATTCTAAAAGAATTTCTGGTGATGGACAAAATCTAGGATTCCAAGGTCAGTACAGAGAATACATGGGACCACAAGGTATCAAGTTTACTCTAGTTCACTTACCATTGTATGATGATGAAATTCGTAACCGTGTACCGCATCCAAAAGGTGGATACACTGAGTCTTACCGTTATACTATCCTAAACATGGGTACTTCAGGTGGAGAAAACAATATCCGTAGAGTATATCCTAAAGGACGTAAAGAATTAATGTGGCACGTTGCTGGTTCAACTTCACCGTTAGGACCAAATACATCGTTCTCATCAGGTTCTTCGTCTCCTGTAGATGGGTATCAATTATTTGCTCAAGCTCAACAAGGTGTTCTTATTCAGAACCCAATGTCTTGTGCTGAATTAATTTACTCGTCAACTATATAATATAACTAATTAATAAACACGATAAGAAGATGGCAACAAAAGCTATAAAGAAAGCAGAAGTTAAAACTGCAGTGAAGATGGAAAGTGTTATTGATACAACTAAAGTTACTTTAAAACCTATTAAGAAACACGGATGGCTACCCGACGATCACGACGGGAGCCTCCGTTATTCTAAATGTTTTGAAAGACTTACAGTTCAAGCTACAAAAGGTACTGGCGTACTAATGACTGGATTAACAGAAGAAGATGAAAAACGTCTTGAAAAGAAGATGCATATGTCTCCTGGAACATTATCAAAGTACAATAAAGATTATTGGACTATGTTTAAAATAGATGTTCCTTCAGAAGGTATTTCATTAGATACTAACAATCCAGAAGAAGAAGTAAAATATCTAGTTTTAAAAGCTCACCAAAGAGTTGCTAATTCTGAGATGGAGCGTTTCGACACTCCTTTTGCAGAATACGTGATGACTTCAGTTGAGCAAGAAGCTAAGATGGAAAATAAAAAATCTAAACTTAAGCGTAAAGCTTACAAAGTGTTTAGTAACATGTCTACTACAGAGATGGCAGATGTTCTTAAAGTTATGGGTAAACGAGCTGGAGATGCAGCTTCTGTAGATTTTATTGAGTCTCAACTTGATAAGATTGTAACAGAAGATCCTCAAACGTTTATTACTACTGTAGAAGATCCTACATTTAAAATAAGAGCATTTATTGACGATTGTATATCGGCAAGAGTTCTTGTGAAAAATGGTACTAAGTACCAACTTCCTGGAGGAGATATTGTAGGGTATACACTTGAGCAAGCTATTGAGTATTTACAAAATCCTGATAACCAGGAAGTGTATTTAGATTTAAAAGGAAAAATGTCTATAGCAAAATAGTATGACTAGAATAGAAATGCATGCTGAATTTAAACTTCTAATGGATAAAGGGGACTCTTTTGATGCCCCTTCTTTCCTTGAAGAAGAGATAGATTCTTTTTTGAATATATCTCAAGAGAAGTTTATATCTAAACGTGCATTTGGAAATAACACTAGACGTACAAATTTTGAAGAAGATCAAAAGCGTAGAGACGAATTAAGAACATTAATAAGTAATGATGTAATTGTTCCTTCTGCTGTAGATCAAGCACACAATAAACCTAACGGCCAATTTGTTGCGTTGCCTGAAGATTACAGACATGCAATAAATGAAGAAGCTAATGTTCAAACAGTAGAAAAATCAGGATCTACTAGAGTTGGTGTAAAACCAATAACTCACGATAGGTATAATAAAATTATAGATGACCCTTTTAATAAACCTAATAAACATACAGTTTATAGATTAGATTTTGGAGGAAAAGGATTTGACAATGATTTTGAATTGATATGCGGAGACAATCAAATTGTTAGCGAATATCATTTAAGATATATTAAAAATCCTCTGCTTATAGAGCCTGATGTAGATTGTTCTCTAGCAGAACATACACATAAGGAAATCGTAAGAATGGCTGTCGTAGATGCTTTAGAGAATGTAGAGCAACCACGATACCAATCAAGTAAAATAGAACTTAACGAAATAGAATAAATAAAATGGCAAGAACAGCAAAAATAACAAATGCTAATGTAGCTCCTTCCCGTAATAAGGCAGGACTAGTTGGTAATACTCCCGTTCGAGCACAAGATTTTAACGATCTTGCGGGGGACTACGTTAGTTTATCTGACGCGAATGCTCAATCTATTGCTAGTGCTGTAACAGTTTCTGGAGATTTAACTATCTCAGGAGCGACTAACGGCCTTGTACAAACTGGAGCTACAGTAACTCAAGATACTAATCACACTACAGCAGTAACTATAAATAGTACTGCAGGTGTAATACAGCTTGCAGCAGTGGCATTAGCCGCAGCTACAAATGCAGAGTTTACAGTTACTAACTCTGCAGTACAAGCAGATTCTACTATAATTATAACAGTGCAAGATCAAAACACAACTGATAATGCACAGTTAAGCGCTGCAATACACACTGTTGCAGATGGTAGTTTTAAAATTAGTTTAATGAATGCAGCAGCAACAGGAGCTACTTCTACAACTGCTTCTAAAATTCATTTTCTAGTAATAAATAATAGTTAAATTAATTAATTTTTAAAAAAGTAACAAATGGCAATTTACGGACATAACTTCGATGTATTCATCGGAAAATTTTATCACGGTGCTACTAAAACTGTAGCAGATTTAACTGCCGCAGCAGCAGACACTAGTGAGTTTGCAATTGAACTAGAAACTGGTTTATTAGCAAACACTACAGCTTTAACTACAGGTGATGTATTTAGAGTTGTACAACTTAATACTGACGGTTCTTTCAAAGCTTCTCCTTTTATCAAATTTGATGATATTAGAAAAGGTGCAGTTATTGAGCATGGCGATGCTTCTAATGGAGGAGGAGCTATTGCAGAAGCAGAGCAAATTTCTAACATTGGATACACTGATGTTAACAATGGAAACTCTATTGAAGCAGTAAACTCTAATCGTTACACCTTACGATTAAACTTTATTAATTATTCAGACTTATATTCTGAGCAAAAAGATCAATACTTTTTTGAGTATGTATCTGATGCTTCAGCAACTCAAATTGAAATTGCAAATGGTATTGCAACTAAAATGGGTGCTATGGCTTTTGCTGATGGATCTACAGTTGGACACGATAGAGCTAAAGTAGCAGTGCGACGTTTTTCAGCAGCTACTACTGAAGTAGATACAGCTAACTCTACAACTCTAGCTTGGACTAGAGGTACTGATCAAGTTGTTGCTAGTGCTGCAAATCATGAACTAGTGGCAGGTATGTACTTACGTCAAACTACTGGTGCAGGCGTTCCTGTATATAAAATCAAAGCAGTTAATGGTGCAAACATTACTTTAGACATGCCTTCTCAAGAAGCAGGAGTTGCAGCTGGAGATTCTAAGTCTCTTACAGCTGCAGTTGTTGAAGCTGCTGCATGTGGTATTAAAATAGTAGGATTAGATGCTTATTACAAAGCAGGTTTATTCCCTTACCACAAAGTTGTATTTGATTTCCAATTAGATGGATGGGGTTCTACTGGTTCTGATACTAGTACAGCAGCAGCAAAAGCTAACACTGCTGGAGAAGCAATTGCAGATTTAGAATGGTTTGGCCTTTCTAAAAACTCTCCAGGTTCTGGTACATGGACTGGTAATGGTTTCCCTTCAGTAGAATCTTATGCTGAAATAAAAGCAGATCCTGCTCAACCTTATGATCTTATTAGTTTTGATTATGTGTTAAAAGGTAATGATAGTAATGCAATTTCAGCAGGTGGCCCAATTAAAGGTACTGTTGTTATGGCTCTTCCTGGAGATGCTGACAGTTTACAAGATAAATTAAATGATGTTGTAGTTAACATTGATGGAATTACAGATATTTTAGCAGCTAGCTAATAAATAATTTATTAAATAATTAAAGGGCAGGCAGACATCTGTCTGTCCTTTTTTAATTTTTACCTATGGCTTTTGAATTAAAACTAGATGTAACCACATCTGCAGATTGCGCTAATTTAGTTATGATTGAGAACTCAGGATTATATAATTCTGTTTCTAACCCTGGAGGGTGGGGATTACAATCTATGTCCTCTCAAGGGAAAGTACTTCAAATAGCTGTACAACCTTTTATTCCTTTAACTATAAATAGTGAAGGAGAAACAAAAACAATAAATCCTTTATTGTTATATAACAGTGATCAAGCTGATTACAGTAATTTTCAAGAAAGTTTTGATATTAAAAACTTAAAAATATCTATTCCATTTTCTCAATTGTACTTAGATTTTTATAGTGCTATAGAAACTAGTTGGATTTCTTTAGGTTTAACTACTGTAGAAAAAGATTTTGTTTTAAATAACTTAGCAGAATGGACTTCTATACCTGATCATGTGTATTACATACACGCAACAATATTAACTCCAGGAACAGGAGATAATGTAGGTTATACAGAGACAGGAATACATAATACTTTTAAACATAACTCAGTGTGCAATATAGAGCACAGAGTAAATGATTTTTTAACTCAAATAGATTTACGGTGCGAAGATTGTGATGATGAAGATATTGCAGACGCAGCTTTGTATAACGCTTTATTACATACTTTAAAGAATGCCTAATACTATTAAAAACATACCTTTTGATACATCTCAAGTATTGCTTAGGCAAGCATACAAAAACTATTCAAATGTTTTTAAAACGTTTTATGAGCAAATTATGGACTCTGAGCCAGTTACAGTAAACGAATTTAAACGCATAAAAGTTGTATATCATTTTATAGAATCTACAGGGCTTTCTGCTCCTTCAGATGGGTATTTAGCTGCGCACCCTTCTTTAAAAAATGTATTTGAAACTAATGCTAATATAATTTTAGATCTTGCAGATACAGATCCTGAAGGTAACGATTTGCCTTTTCCAGGAGTAAATATAATTCAAGGAGATTCTATACCTGACCAAAGAAGAGGAGAA